TTCAGGTGGTGCGAACCCAACTGTTGGCTCGACCCCAACTGCTGCTCGTACCGATGGTACGCAGCGTGCGTTCACCGAAACCCTGTTGAAGGGTGTTATCCAGAGCGTCTGGACTTCGGGTGGTACGCCTAAGATGTTGATGGTTGGTCCTTTCAACAAGACCGCCGCTTCTGCATTCACCGGTATCGCAACTCGCTTCCGCGACGTTCCTGCTGGTCAGCAGGCACAGATCATCGGCGCAGCCGACGTTTATGTGTCGGACTTCGGTACGGTCAACATCGTTCCTAACCGCTTCCAGCGCGACCGTGATGCGTTCGTAGTCGATCCTGATTACGCATCGTTGGCCGTTCTTCGTCCAATCCAGAAAATGGACTTGGCGAAAACCGGCGACGCCGAGAAGGCTCTGCTCCTCGTCGAGTATGGCTTGAAGGTAAACAACCAAGCTGCGCACGGTATCGTAGCCGACTTGACCACTTCGTAAGAAGGTCTATTTGGGTGAGGGGGCATAACGCCCCCTCATCTAACTATTGAGGGTTTTATGACTAAACGCCTTATCAACGACGATGCTTTCACAGGCGTCAAAACTTTTTACGATTACGATGCCGAGAAGGACGAAGCGATCATCTCGAAAGAGCAGGACGTTTCGGCAATCATCGAGCAGAACAAACGCGAGTTTAACGCCGCGCCGGAACGCTGGGGTGAGTGGACAAAGGTTGGCAGTATCCCCATTTCAGTGTATTATGAACTTGAGCGCCAAGGTATTACACAAGATCAAGAGGCGATGAAGAAGTGGTTGAACGATCCAGATAATCGTTACTTCCGCACAAGGCCGGGGACTGTTTAATGGCAATTTCTACATACTCCGAATTGAGGACTGCGGTCGCGGACTTCCTTAACAGAAGTGATTTGACTTCCGCGATTCCGTCCTTCATCTCATTAGCCGAGGCTGCGCTTAACCGCCGTCTTCGTTCACCGGAAATGGTGACACGGGCTACGGTCACTATTGACGCGGAGTATGAGAACCGCCCATCCGATTGGATGGAGACAATCCGCTATCAGGTTAATACCAACCCGATCACGGTGTTGGAATTTGTAACGCCGGAAGAAGCTATCATCCAGAAGACAAAGTTTTCTGCGGCTGGCGTACCGATGTTCTTCTCAACTGTCGGCACTCAGTTCCAACATGTTCCCGCACCAGATGGTTCGTACACGGGCGAGTTAATGTACTACGCCCGCATTGCTGGTTTGTCGGATTCGAACACATCTAACTGGCTTTTAACGGCCAACCCTGATATATACCTCTATGCAACGCTCGTTCAAAGCGCGCCATATTTGAAAGAAGATGAGCGCATTGGTGTTTGGTCTAGTATATTAGATCGCCTGATGGCTGAATACGAAGTTGCAGAACAACGGGCCAAGACAGGTTCAAGTCGGTTGGCTTCTAGGACAAGGACGTTTGGTTAATGGCGGATACAACAACTACAAACCTTGGCCTGACTAAACCCGAAGTTGGCGCATCCGCCGACACTTGGGGGACGAAACTCAATACGGACCTTGATCAAGTCGATGCGCTCTTTGCTGCCGCTGGCACGGGAACGTCTGTCGGCTTGAATGTCGGTGCGGGCAAGACGTTGGCCATAGCGGGCAACGTGTCCGCTAACGGTGCAACACTCAGCCCTACGGAACTTAGCTACCTTGATGGCGTGACTTCGGCAATCCAGACGCAGCTTAACGCCAAAGCAGCCTCTGGCGCTAATACTGACATTACCGCACTCGACCAAGATGTCACCGTTACGGCTACGGGAACTATCGCTGCGGATAGCATTGGCTATCGCGGTTTACCGCAGAACAGCCAGACGGCTAGTTACACGCTGGCACTCGCTGACGCAGGTAAGCACATCTCGATCACGACTGGTGGCGTGGTTATTCCGGCTAACAGTTCAATCGCGTTCCCTGTGGGCACGGCCATCGTTGTATTCAACAACAGCGGCAGCAACCAGACAATCAGCATTACGACTGACACACTGCGCCAAGCTGGAACTGCCAACACAGGCTCACGCACACTGGCCCAATACGGTCTCGTGACTTGCGTTAAAGTTGCCTCTACTACATGGGTAATAAGCGGCGCGGGTCTCAGCTAATGACCGGCATTACGTGTGCTTTGGCTGGTAGCGGCGGGTCGATATATGCGGGAACCGCAACAGTAACCGTTGGGTTCGCGTCTGGCGGGAGCTTTACTAGCTACGGTAAGGGCGGCGGCGGCCAAGGTAGCATTGCCCCTACAACATGGGCAAATAGCGGCTTGACTGTCGATACACTTAAAGACGTTTATAACTCTGGCGTGCCAGCGTGGTTAGATTTCACGGTTGTTGGAAGCGCGCCTAATTCTGGTTGGTCTACGCTGACTATCGGGGGAACCACAATAAACCGCGTAGACGGCTCGTACACTAACAACGGCACATCAACGAGTTGGATTTTTTATGGTGCGTCCACCGTGTTTGGCACAACCGTTGGTGATACGAGGGCAGTAGTATGGGCATAGAAATCACCTACCCAGCAAATGAAGCTGAATGGTACGCCAAGGGTACGCTTGAGGGCGGCGCATACTTCGAAGTGCCTGCTGTGTTTAACCCAGACGGCACTTGTGATACTGCGGCTACAGACGATAAAGTACAGCAGTTAATCTTTGCGCTGAATGTGAAAAGCTAATGGATATGTCGTTTGGCATCGACACGCTTCTCACCGTTGTTGCTGGCATCTTCGCCATCATTGGCGTATGGACGCAACTCAGCAACCGCCTAGCAATTCTTGAAACGAAGCTTGAGTTTGGTGACGAGAAGTTCAACAGCATCGACAAGAAGTTTGACGAGGTTATGATGCACCTACGCCGGATTGAAGACAAGCTGGACAACAAGGCAGATCGGTAATGGCGTTTAAACTAGGTCCACGTTCTTTGTTAAATCTTCGCGGTGTGCATCCAGACTTGGTGCGCGTCGTTAAACGCGCCATCAGCATCTCGGATATTGACTTCACTGTCATCGAGGGGCTCCGCACGCCAGCACGCCAGAAAGAACTGTTCGCCAAAGGCGCGACCAAGACTATGCGTTCGCGCCACATTCACGGCTTTGCGGTTGACATCGCGCCATATGTAGCTGGCAGCATTCGTTGGGACTGGCCGCTGTTCGATAAGATTGAAGAGGCCATGAAGAAGGCAGCGCATCTTGAGAATGTGTCGATCACTTGGGGTGGAGACTGGAAGTCGTTCAAGGACGGGCCACATTGGGAACTTCCGCACGCTAAATACCCAGACCCAAAATGACGATTAAAGAACTTGAGACCGCGCTACTTGAGCGTGTCCGGGTTTGGTGGCGTCCGGTCACATGTGTCGGTATTGCTTGCGGTGTTATTGTAAATGCGGTAGCCTTGCCCATTGTGAACAGCCAGTCGATTTCCCTTACGGACTTGGCTGCTACGATTGCGTCTTGTGCGACTATATTTGCGGTGAGAGAATGGGGCAAAATAAATGGTGCGGATTAATCCATTCATGGGTTATGTGGCGGCAGGCGCTCTTGCTGTTGGCCTCACCGCCGGGTGGAAGATCAAAGACTGGCAGTGCGATGCCGCGTATTCTGCGGTTCTGGAAAAAGCCGAGAAGCAGCGCCAGCAAATGCAAGGACAGATAGATGAGGTTTCAACGCTCTACCAATCCGAACGAGATAAAGCCGATGTCGTGGTCGCCGGAGAAAAGCAAACGATCCGCGAGATATACAAGACTTTGCCTGCTGTTCCTGCTACTTGCGCTCCTGACCCTCGCCTTATCGGGCTGCTCGAAGGCGGTGTCAATCGTGCCAATGCCTCAGCCGCCAGCGAACCTAGCAAGTAACTGCCCGCCGCTTCCCTCGCCACCAGCTACGCTTATTGATCCTGATCGCGCTATATGGGAAGTTGATATATTAGCTAAATATGGCGACTGCGCTTTACGTCACCGCCGAACAATAGAAGCATGGGAAGAAGCTGTAAAAATCCGCAAGAAGTGATATAAGGACTAAAGGCTAGACACGGAAAACAACATGGCGCTAATTCCTATCAGCATCCCACCGGGCGTATTTCGCAACGGAACTGAACTTCAGTCAGCAGGACGCTGGTATGATACTAATCTTGTGCGCTGGACAGAGGGTGCAATGCAGCCGGTTGGCGGATGGGAGAAGCGCAACATTACCGCGCTAACGGGCAAGGCCCGCTCTTTGCTGGCGTGGAAGACGAACGGCAGTGTACGCCTCATGGCCATCGGAACTTCGTCGAAACTTTATGCGGTAACACAGTCCAATGTTCTGGTAGACATCACCCCTACTGGTTTTACAGCGGGTTCTGACGACGCTTCTACGGGCGCTGGCTACGGTATTGGCACTTACGGTGGTGGCTTTTATGGCACACCTCGTCCGGACACTGGCTCGGTAACAGCCGCCACCACATGGTCGCTAGACACTTGGGGCGAATATCTTGTTGGCTGCTCGACATCTGACGGCAAGCTGTATGAGTGGCAGCTAGACTATACCACGCCAACAAAAGCCGCTGTCATTACAAACGCGCCGACAAGCTGCATTGGTCTTCTTGTCACCGCTGAACGCTCCTTGTTCGCGCTTGGTGCTTCCGGCGATGCGCGGACTGTTGCGTGGTCGGACCTTGAAAACAATACTGTCTGGACACCTTCTTCTACAAACCTTGCGGGCAGCATTAAACTGCAAACTTCTGGGCGGATCATTACGGCGAAACGTGTCCGTGGCCAGAACCTCATTTTGACGGACATCGACGCGCACACGCTCACCTACGTCGGCCAGCCATTTGTGTATCAGGCTGAAATCGCAGGTCGTGCTTGCGGGGCTGTGTCCGCAAACTGCGTTGCCGTTCTTGATAACATGGCTGTCTGGATGGGGCAGAAAGGCTTTCACGTTTATGATGGCTATGTGAAGCCATTGCCGTGTGAAGTTTACGATTACGTTTTTAACAACATCAACGTTAACCAAATCTCCAAAGTCTACGCCGTTAACAACAGCCAGTACAATGAAGTCTGGTGGTTCTATCCGTCGGCTGGAGCTAACGAAAACGACAGCTACGTTTCTTGGGATTACGTAGAAAACCATTGGTCAATCGGGACGCTTGCTCGAACCGCTGGTACTGATCGCGGCGTGTTCCGCAACCCGCTCATGATCGGCACGGACGGCTTTGTCTATGACCACGAAGTGGGCCTGAACTACAGCGGGGCGCTGCCATACGCCGAGACTGGTCCCTTCCAGATTGGAAACGGCGACCAGATACTATACATCAACGAGATGATCCCTGACGAACGCAATCTGGGTAGCGTTTCCGCCACGTTTACAACGCGCTATTATCCGACCAGCACTGAATCAACTTATGGCCCGTATAGTTTGACACAGCCAACATCAGTCCGCTTCAACGGACGCCAGATGAAGATGCGCGTAACGACAACTACACCGTCTGATTGGCGGGTAGGGGCCATGCGACTTAACGCAATTCCGGGTGGCCGTAGATGAGCGTTAGACTACCACCACCCCCAAACGCATACGACCCAAACTATGAAGCGCAACGCAACCGCCTCATAGAACTTTTCTCGAATAATGTTTACGAGAAGGGTCAGGACGTTGGTATCTACGCCCCCGCCAAGCTGATCTACGAAGGGTTCTACGGCCAGTTTAAGAAAACTACTAGTGTGTCTCCTGCCGCTGCAAATACGGCGTATGCCATTACCTTTGACACAACTGAAAATAGCAAGAGCGTCTCAATCGGTTCGCCTGCATCTCGGATTGTCGTAGCGGAAGACGGCGTGTATAATTTTTCAAGTCATTTTACAATTCTATCCAATAACAGCAGCGCAAAAACTACATGGTTTTGGTTCAGGAAAAATGGAACCGATGTACCTGCAAGTGCGATTTTGGTAACAGATAACATCAACGGCGGTCATGCGGCGTCGGGCATAGATCACTTCTTTCCCTTAGTTGCTGGCGATTATATTGAATTAATGTGGGCTGCTGATAGTACCAACCTTGAACTTCATGCTTCTCCTGCAACGGCATTTGCCCCATCTGGGCCATCTTGCCTACTATCAGTAATGCAGGTGCAGTAGTAATGGGCTGTCAATTGGTATATAATTGTGTTAAGAACGAAGGATTAAGCGGCCCAACCGCACGGGGAATATAATGGCGACTACAACTACTACGCAAACTCAGGCGCTCAATCCTTTCATTCAGGATATTCTGGCGCGTAACTATGGGGCCGCACAGCAGGTCGCGGCCACTCCATATCAGGCGTATCAGGGGCCACGTATCGCAGGCTTCCGCCCCGCTGAAGAGCAGGCGTTTCAGACTGCGATCAACGCTGCAACCCAGCAAGTTGGGATGCCGCAACTTCAGCAAGCCACCCAAGTTGCTCAGCGTGCAGCAGGCTACACGCCGCAGCAGTTCCAGCAAGATGTCTCCGGCTTCATGTCGCCGTTCCAGACCAACGTCATCGACGCCACGATGGCCCGTCTCGCACAGAACCGCGCTGAACGTGACGCGGCTACCAAGGCTCAGATGGCTTCAGCGCGGGCATTCGGCAACGAACGTCGTGGTGTGTACGAAGCGCAGCTTGCAGGTGAAGAAGATTTGAATACGGCTCAGACGCTGGCGAACCTGTATAATCAGGGATACACGCAAGCCGCTGGGTTTGCACAGGGTCTGCCGGGCCAGCAGCTTGCGGGTGCATCTGCTCTTGCGGGCTACGGACAACAGGCTCTTGGCAATCAGCAAGCTTATGCTGCGATGCTTCAAGGCGCAGGCCAAGCACAGCGTGGCATGGCCCAGCAGAACCTTGATCTGGCCTACAAGGACTTCCTCGAACAGCGCGGCTTCCCACAGCAGCAGCTTCAGACTTTGCTCATGGGTTCGCAGGGTCTTCCGTCTCCAATGACACAGACGACAACTGCACCCGGCCAGTCAACGCTCGGCCAAATTGGGTCGGCTGCTTCGGCAATCGGCGGTGTCCTTGATCTTTTCAAGAAGGGTTAACTAGATGGCTCTGCGAGATTTGATAGGCATTCCGGGCATTCAGGGCGTTAACCCTACCACTAGCGACATCGCACGTTTGACCGCTTCGGGCGCTATGCCTACCGCAATACAACCTACGCCCGCTACAGCACAACCTACGCTTTCGCCAACAGCAAAGTACATTGCGGATATGCAGGCTCTCATGAGCGGCGGTATCGGTAAGCTATCAACTGGCGAGAAGATTAGTGCGCTGGGCCAAGTACTTCAGGCCGCAGGTAGCCGTGGCGCGGTAGACCCCGCCACTGTTCTCCAAAATGTCCGCAATCAGCAAATGCAAAAGCTGAACGCACAATTTCAGATTGCGCAGTTGCAGAAAAAGACGCAGGAGGAAGAAAACTTTATTAAGACGCTAACCCCTAGCGAGCGCAATATGTTCGCCATTCTCGACGAAACGGGTCGGCGACAGTTTATGGTTGCACGCCAACAAGGCCGTGAACTGACCGACGCCGAAAAGAAAATCCAAGCAGCCGGTATCCCCCTAGAATCGCCAGAAGCTCAGCGGATTCTACGCAATGTCGCTGCGGAGCAGGGCGTTATCACGGTAACCGGCCCGGCTGGGACAACGTACATACAGGCGTCGGACCTTATGCCTAGCGGTAGCGCGGCCCCCGCTGCGCAGAATATTCCACAAGCGGCTATTGACGCTCTTCGCGCCGATCCGAAGCGGGCGGGAGAGTTTGATACCAAGTTTGGTCCGGGCAAATCAGCGCAGTATCTGGGAGGCGGTAGTGGTAACACTACCGGCGGTTTTCGCGGACGGTAAGTCTGTAGTCGAGAAACTCTTCCCCAACGCCCGTATTACTTCAGGCTATCGCGGACCAAGCCATCCACTGTCAAAGGCCAACCCGCGTTCGTATCACGCCACTAGCCGAGGCGCGGTTGACATCGCGCCAATTCCCGGCATGACTTTTGATCAATACATCAATTCTATTCGCCAAGCTGGATACAATATTGTAGAAGCTAGGGACGAAGTTCGTAATCCATCTAAGTACGCCACTGGGCCTCATTGGCACGCTGTAATCGGGAAATAACATGGCTGAACCTAATTATTTTGATCAATTCGACCCTGCAACCTCTTCCCGCGGTGGCACTTTTGTAGCAGGTCCCGGCGCGGCTGAAGCAGAGCAGCGGAGGGTAGCCGATGAACAACGCCAGCGTGATGCTGACCGACGAGCCGCTGCGGCGGCGCGACGTGAAGCCATTAAGTTTGAGCAAGAGCAGGAACAGGGGCCGGGCGGTAAGGCTACGGAGTCTCAGCAGAAAACGCTTACGCTTCTAACCCGTATTGCTGGTGGCGCGAAAGATATTCAAGATACTCTGGCGGTTGAGCCGGAGGCCCAGAAGGCTGGTATTTTTGAAACGCTTTCCCGTGATGTTCTTGGCGAAGGTGTTATAACTCGCAGTATTGCTGGACCTGAGCGCCGGATTGTGACGGACGCGCAAGCAAATATGCTTGACGCGATTTTGACTATGGGCACTGGCGCTGCGTATAACGAAGAGCAGAAAATAGCCAACAGGATAAGCTATTTCCCGCAATATGGGGACTCGCCGCGAGAAATCGCGATAAAGAACCAACGCCTCAATCAGGCGATTGAGTCCGCACGCATCGCGGCGGGGCCACTTGCCGATAAATTTGACGAAAGCATCAAGCCGCTTTTTGGCACGGCAGCCCCCGCTACCGCAGTTATCTCGGAAGCCGGTGCGGCTCCGGGTCGCCTTGCTCCTGCTACGGCTGGTGCGGCACAACTTACCGACGAAGACCGCGCTGCGCAGAGTGCAATGCAGGCCGCCTATAACGCCGGTATCAGCGCCGGAAAAACCCCAGATCAAATCATTCAAGAAGTGACCGAAGCTGGGCAGCGTTATGGCCGTCAGATCGACCCGTCCTTTCTTGACTTTGTTCGTAAGGCTGCGGAACAGCGCGGTCCCATGCAGTTCATCCCAACGCCGACTGGCGAAACGGGCGCAGCGCAAGGTCTGCTT